CCCTCTGTCCCTACACGACGCTCTTCCGATCTGCTCCCAAAACATCCCGCCGGTGCGTGCGGCGGGAAAGAACAAAAGCTATTGTAGCATGTTCCGCCTGGGTTTGTCCACAAAATAAACACATTTTTTTCATTTTTTGTCCAAAAATTGCAAATGAGTATGACTTTAAACGTTTCCGGGAGATTTGCCACAGGTTTCGCGTGGAAAAATACACTGCATTCAAAAAATGACAGGATAACGTTGTTTAAAATACGGCTTTATTATACTGTAGGGATTTTCATAAATCAAATATACTGTTCGGCCCTGAAAAAGTACACCCTGTCGGAGTTCGGCAGACGGTGGTATCCTTTTGCCATAGCCCAGCACATCGGGGCAGAAAGGAGCTGATACCTACACCATGGGGCAGATAAAACAGGCCAAAGGGCTGGAAAGCCTGAGCCGGGCCACCGACACCCTGAGCACCCTGCTGGCGCAGGAGGTACGGGAGCTGAATGCCCGCCAAAAGGCAGCAAAGAAAACCGGCGCGGCAGACGGCAGCACTATCAAAGGCCTCAAGGAGGCCACGGCGGTGCTCAAGGATCTGGCCGCTGTGGCCAAGACCCTGAACGATCAGGGCACGCAAACAGAGGGCACAGGATGCGGCGTGGTGATCCTGCCGCCCGTGGAGGAAGAAACATGAGCACACAGGAAGCAGGAGCGCCGGTGGTCTGGCGGCCTCAGCCGCGGCAGGCCGAGTTCATGCGCCGCCCGGAACCGGAAGCGCTGTACGGCGGTGCGGCAGGCGGCGGAAAAAGCGATGCACTCATCATTGAAGCGCTGCGGCAGGTGCATATCCCACACTACCGGGCGCTGATCCTGCGCAAGACCTACCCGCAGCTTTCCGATCTGGTGGACAAAAGCCAGATGTACTACCGCAGGGCTTTTCCGCAGGCGCAGTACAACGCCACCACCCATGTGTGGAACTTCCCCAGCGGGGCAAAAATTTACTTTGGCTCCATGCAGTACACCAAGGATCGTACCAATTATCAGGGCAAGGCCTTCGATTTTATCGGCTTTGACGAGCTGACCCACTTTGAATGGGAAGAGTACAGCTACATGATGAGCCGCAACCGTCCCACCGGCCCGGGCACCCGGGTGTACATGCGGGCCACCACCAATCCCGGCGGCATCGGCCACGGGTGGGTGAAGGCACGGTTCATCACGCCGGCCCCGCCCGGTACGCCCATTGTGGAGGAGCACACTGTCAGGCTGCCGGACGGCACCGAGCAGAAGCTGCAGCGCTCGCGGGTGTTCATCCCGTCCAGCATCTTTGATAATCCCGCCCTGCTGGCCAACGATCCCGGCTACCTTGCAAGCCTTGCCAGCATGCCGGAGGCGGAAAAGCAGGCCCTGCTCTATGGCAGCTGGGACAGCTTCAGCGGTCAGGTGTTCACCGAGTGGCGCAACGACCCGGCCCATTATCAGGATCAGCGCTGGACGCATGTGATCGCACCCTTCACCATCCCGAAGCACTGGACCATCTACCGCGGGTTCGATTTTGGCTTCTCGAAGCCCTTCTCGGTGGGGTGGTACGCTGCGGATGAGGACGGGCGGCTCTACCGTATCCGGGAGCTGTACGGCTGTACGGGCCGCCCCAACGAGGGCCTGCGCATCGACCCGGTGGAACAGGCCCGGCGCATCCGGGAGGCAGAGCAGAACGACCCTCTGCTGCGGGGCAGGGCGATCCACGGCATTGCCGACCCGGCCATCTTTGATGAGAGCCGCGGCGAGAGTATTGCTGCCATGATGGAGCGGGCACCCGGCTTTTTGCACTGGGCCCCCGGCGACCACACCCGTCTGGCCGGAAAGATGCAGTTCCACTACCGGCTGAACTTTGACACGGACGGCAGGCCGATGCTGCAGGTCTTCAACACCTGCAAACACTTCATCCGCACCATCCCGAACCTTGTGTACGACGAGAGCAATGTGGAGGACATCGACACCCGGCAGGAGGACCACATCTACGACGAGTGCCGCTATGTGCTGATGGAGCATCCCATCAGCCCGCCCGAAGCTTCTGCCGCGCCGCCAAGGCCGGACGACCCGCTGGAGCTGCACCGGCAGGCGCGGTTCTACCGCATCTGAAAAAACAGGACAGAAAGGAAAGATTATGGAAGATACAAGAGCAGAAGCCCTGCCCATCGGCGCGGCAGAGGCGGCGGCTGCGCTGCAGACGCTGCAGCGCTACAAGGCGGGCAAGGCGGCGCTGGACAAGCGCCTGATCGACAACGAGCTGTGGTTCCGCATGGGACACTGGAAAAACTACCGCGACCCGCTGATGCCCGGCAAAGCACAGCCCTCCAGCGGATGGCTGTTCAACAGCATCGCCAACAAGCACGCCGACGCCATGGACAACTACCCCGAGCCCATGGTGCTGCCCCGGGCGGCAGACGATCAGGCCACGGCGCAGGCGCTTTCCAGCGTGCTGCCGGTGGTGCTGGAGCAGGCAGATTACGAGCAGGTGTACAGCGATGTCTGGTGGCGCAAGCTCAAGCAGGGCACTGGCGTTACCGGCATCTTCTGGGACCCGGCGGCGCGCGGCGGGCTGGGTGACATTGCGGTGCGCAGCGTCAACCTGCTGATGCTCTACTGGGAGCCCGGCGTGCAGGATATTCAGGACTCGCCGGATCTGTTCCACCTCAGCTTAGAGGACACCGCCCGGCTGACCGCGCAGTATCCGCAGCTGGCAGGGCACGCCGCCGGTGTGGTGGACGTGCCCCGGTATATCCACGAGGACGGCCAGACCACCGCCAACAAGAGCGTGGTGGTGGACTGGTACTATAAGCGCCCGGACGAGAGCGGCAAATTGCGGCTGCACTACTGCAAGCTGTGCAACGGCGTGGTGCTGTATGCCAGCCAGAACGACCCGGCGCTGGCGGCGCGCGGGCTGTACGACCACGGCAAGTACCCCTTTGTGTTCGACCCGCTGTTCGTGGAGGAGGATTCTCCCGCCGGGTTCGGCTACATCGACGTGATGAAGGACTGCCAGAACGCCATTGACCGGATGAACCACGCCATGGACGAGAATGTGCTGCTGGCCTCCCGCCAGCGGTATGTGCTCAGCGATACCGCCGGGGTGAACGAGGAAGAGCTGGCCGACCTGAGCCGGGACATTGTGCACGTTGTGGGACGCCTGAACGAAGATTCCTTCCGTCCGCTGCAGACGGCGGGCCTGCAGGGCAACAGCCTGAGCTATCGCAACAGCCGCATTGAGGAGCTGAAGGAGATCAGCGGCAACCGCGACCTGACGCAGGGCGGCACCACTGGCGGCGTGACCGCCGCCAGCGCCATCGCCGCCTTGCAGGAAGCGGGCAGCAAGCTGAGCCGGGATATGCTCAAGAGCGCCTACCGCGCCTTTGCAAGGCAGTGCTACCTCATCATTGAGCTGATGCGGCAGTTCTACGACGAGCAGCGGGTGTTCCGCATCACCGGGCAGCGCGGCGAGAGCGAGTTCGTGCCCTTCTCGGCGCAGGGGCTGCGCGCAAAGCCCATGCCCGCCGTGGGCGGGGTGGAGCTGGGCAGCCGGGAGCCTGTCTTTGACATCGTGGTCAGCGCCGCCAAAAAGAGCACCTTCAGCCGCCTGTCTCAGAACGAGACCGCCAAGGAGTGCTACAAGCTGGGCTTCTTTGACCCCGCCAACGCGGACGCTGCCCTTGCGGCGCTGGAAATGATGGACTTTGAAGGGGTGGAAAAGGTGCGCGCCCGGGTGCGGCAGAACGGCACGCTGGCGCAGCAGCTGGTGCAGCTGCAGGGGCAGATGGCAAGACTGTCTGCCGCTCTTGCGCAGCAGCCCGGCGGCACCCAAGCGGCGCAGGACACTGCCGGTCTGACGGCACAGCTGCCGGTGGCGGCGGCTGCCCGCGCCATGAACTGGAACGGAAAGGAGGTGAAGTGAGATGATCAAGGTGTGTTACAGCGAACTGGACGGCCCCAAGGGGCTGAGCCTGCGGCTGGAAGCCGCCGGTCACGCGGGCTATGCGCCCGCCGGGCAGGACATCGTATGCGCTGGCGCAAGCACCCTGATGCAGGCACTGGTGTACCTGCTGGCAGGGGAGGAAAACGCCCGCAGCGATGCATGGGACGAGCCGGAAGGCCCGCGCCTTGCTGTGGCAGCGCAGGCACCGGTAGCGCCGTGGGTGCAGGGCGCGTTTGAGCTGGCCAAGGCGGGCTTTACCCTGCTGGCAGAGCGCTACCCGGACAACCTGCGCTTTGCGGATGTGAGCCGCAGCGGACAGCAGAGCATGATGGACCTGCAGCTGTTTGCGGAAGGTGAAGCCGCCCCCGCGTTGAGCCCGGAGCAGACCCGGCAGGCAGTGGCTGCGGGCACCCTGAAGCCGGAAGCTACCGCCGCGCAGCCGGAAGCACCGCAGCAGACCCCGGCAGAGCCGGAGCCGCAGCCGGAAAAGTCCGCACAGCCGGAGCGTCCGGTGCTGCCGCCTCTGCCGCTGCCGGTGCAGAACACGGTGCGCGGCCTGCACGCCCGCTGGGCGGCAGAGGAAGCGGCCATGCGCCGCAGCCAGCCGGGTTTTGACCTGAAAGCAGAACTGAAGAACCCGGAGATGCGCCGCCTGATGCAGCTGCCCGGGATGCGGGTGCAGGATGCCTACCGCCTTGCCCACTACGAGGATGCCCTGCGTACCACGGCACAGACCGTGGAGCAGGGCGTGGTGGAGCGGGTGCAGCAGCGCGCCGCGCGTCCGCTGGAAAACGGCCTGCGCCCCGGCGCTGCGGCTTCGGTACGGCCGGACGTAGCCGCCATGACCCGCGCCCAGCGGGAAGCCCTAGAGCGCCGTGTGCTGCACGGTGCACAGATCGAACTTTAATCTGACAGGAGAAAGGAAAAAAGCATGATGAATTTTAACATCCAGCTGTTTGCGGACGCGCAGACCAATACCACCGGCACCATGTCGGTGGAGATGAAAACCTTTTACGAGAAGCGCCTGATCGATCAGGCCGAGCCGCGCCTTGTGCACGACCAGTTTGCGGATTACTACCCCGTGCCCCAGAACGGCGGC